AAGAGGTCGCTATGCGATGGAATACTGTGCCTGTTGGCGAGGCTTGGAACACCCTATCCGCTATACTAACATGGGAAAATGCGACAATAGTCGCCTAAAGGAGAAGCATGGCAACAACTACTAATTACAGCTGGACAACTCCAGACGACACAGCTCTTGTCAAAGATGGCGCAGCTGCAATCCGAACGCTTGGAACTTCAGCTGATACAACAGTTAAAAATCTTAATCCAGAAACAACTCTTGGTGATCTTGCTTATCGATCATCATCAGCTAATGTAAAAACAAGATTGGGCATAGGATCAACTGGACAAGTATTAACAGTTGCGTCTGGTGTGCCATCTTGGGCAACTCCTTCTGATCAAGTTCCTTTAACGACTAAAGGTGATATTTTTACTTTTTCAACAGTTGATGCAAGGCTTCCTGTTGGAACTAACAATTATGTTTTAACTGCCGATAGCGCAGAAGCCACAGGATTAAAATGGGCTGCTGCTGGTGGTGGTTCAGGTTTAACTTTTATTTCTAGAACTACATTTTCAAGCGTGGCATCTCAAGCATTTGATGATGTATTTACTGCAAGTTATTATTCATATATTGCTAGAATAGAATATATTTTTGGTGGAACTGGAGCAGATGATTTACAATTACAATTTAGATATGCTGGGCCATCAACACAAACATCTGGTTATTATGGTTCATCATTAGAAACTGTCTATAACGGCACATCATCAATAACAGGTTCAAACAACGCAAGTCAAGGAACTATTGCCACCGATATTGGTGGAACACCACAGGGAACAACTGCAGTAATCAATTTTAACGGCGTTGGAAATGCAAGCGAAGTTGCGACATATTATGGACATGCCTCAAACATTCCCGGAAGCGGGCAACAATTATTTAATGCGGTAAGCCCTACTGCACGCATTTATACAGGATTTCTTTTAAAATCATCATCATCAAATATCACAGGCGCAGTATCTATCTATGGATTGGCTAAAGCATAATGACAAATAAAATAGGGATATATAATCATTTAACTGGTGAGAATAATGTTAGAGATATGACTAAAGAGGAATTGGCAGACAGAAATGCAGAAATTGCTGCAAATTTAAAAACCAAATCTTTATTAGAAGCCGAAGCCGAAGCAAATGCATCAGCCAAATCTGCATTACTTTTTAAATTGGGCATTACTGAGGATGAAGCAAAACTCCTTCTTAGCTAATGAAACCATTTTTATCCAAAGCAGCAGCGCAATTAAGAGAGCAGATTGATGATAGTTTCTCAAGCCGTTTGCGTTCAAGCGATGGGTGGATTGGCGATGATAAACATTCATTACGAAAGAGCGACCACAATCCAGATGAAACAGGTGCAGTTCGAGCAATTGATATTGACGCTCGGCTTTCTGACGACAAAGGGATTTCAACATATCTGGCAGATCAAATTCGACAATATGGGAAGGATCATGGGCGCGTCAGTTATGTGATCCATCAAGAGAAAATTGCTTCGCCTTTGCTTGGATGGCGTTGGCGTAAATATAAAGGGATTAACAAACATAATCACCATATTCACATCAGTTTTAAAAAGGATCAAGATGGCAACTCTGCCTTTTTTGATATCCCATTACTCGGAGGCAAAATATGAAACTATCTAAAAAACACAAAGCAGCCATTAAATCATATCTAAGAGCTGTGGCTGCATCAGGAGTTACTGTTGCTCTTGCAATTGTTGGAGATGTTAAGCCTGAATATGCAGTATTGCTTGGTGCGGTAATTGCTCCTATGATTAAAGCAATTGATCCAAAGGAGAGTGAATATGGAGTTGGTTCTGAAAAATGACACCGACAGAATGGGCTGGTTTCGCCGCAGGTATCTCCGCCGTATTAGTAAGTTTCTTTGCGGGTCTGCGCTTTCTTATTAGAGGATGGCTTTGGACATTAACTCCAAATGCTGGTAGTTCTTTAGCTGATAGACTTGCAAGAATTGAAACACGCCAAGAGGAGTTAATCCGCTTTTTGCACAATCAGAAGTAGAATTGTGATATGGCGAACACACGAAAACATATCAAACGCAAAAAGATCAATCGTCGAGTAGTTCGCCAATCTCCTGAACCACTCAGCAAAATAGATCAGCACTACACAGCTCTCCACGAATGTTATAAAGCAGCTCGCAAAGCAGGATTTACTCCTGAACACGCATTTTGGTTAATGACAGAGCATAAGACTTTTCCTGATTGGATCGTAGGCGATGGAGGGATTATTCCTTCCATAGATCCAACTGACGATGAGGATCTTGATTAAAGCCAATCGTAGGTATTTAGTTACGCCAGATCTGCAAATTCCACTACACCATCCACAAGCTACCAAAAACCTAATTCGCATGAGCAAACATGAAAAATTTGATTATGTTTTAAATGTTGGTGATGAGTTGGATATGACCAGCCAATCGCGTTGGGTAAAAAATACAAAAACTGAGTTTGCTGAAACACTTGATCAAGAGCGAACTATTGCACAAAACATTCTTTATGATCTAGGCACAACAGACATCATAAGATCAAATCATACGGATCGATTATTTACAACCTTACTTAAAGGTGCTCCGTCATTACTAGGATTGCCAGAATTGGTCTATGAAAAATTTATGAATTACTCAGATCTCGGCATACGCTTTCATAAAAGAGCTTATGAATTTGAAAAGGGCTGGTATCTGGCTCATGGTGACGAAGGTGTTATGTCTAAACAGGCTGGTATAACTGCCCTTAATCTGGCTAAAAAGTGGGGTAATAGCGTAGTTTGTGGGCATACGCATAGGCAGGGTGCAGTCCGACACCAAACTGGCTTAAACGGGCGTTATTCAACAATTTGGGGCATCGAGGCGGGTCATCTTATGGATATGAAAAACAAAGCATCTTATCTAAAATATGCCTCAGCCGACTGGAACATGGGCTTTATTGTGCTACATTTTGGTAAGAAAGGTATGAGCGTAGATGTTGTGCCAGTCAATCACGACGGCAGTTTCAGCTACAACAAGCGATCTTATGGAGTGTGAAACAGACTATATCGACCGCACGATTGATGATCATATCGACGCAATTGAGGCTCTTGGCTTTATCTAATCGTTATAAAACACGCCGAAAAAAAGTTCGCTTATAACCTTGCTTTAGGTCAAACTTTATGTATTCACAGAGATACTGTGGATATGTAGGGAGCGACATGTTACTAGAAACAAAGGGCAGCCGAGAAGCTGCTTTGAAATATGCAGATAGAGGATGGGCTGTCTTACCTTTACTGCCTAAGAAAAAAGATCCACATTTTGACCTTGCTCAAAGAGCATATCTATCAGCTACAACTGACAAGAAAATTATCAACTTCTGGTTTGACTATGATGAGAATATCAATCTTGGTATTGCTTGTTATACCTCAAGCCTAGTTGTATTTGATATAGATTTTCGCAACGGCGGAGTTATTGATGAAAGATTTACTCCGACCTATACGATACAAACAGGCGACGGATATCATTTATATTATCTAGCAGATAAGGCTGACACTTATCGAGGCAAATTGTCTAATGGTATTGATATCAAATGGAAAGGTTATGTCGCAGCTGCGCCTTCTATTCATCCGTCAGGAGTAACCTATAAAGTAATTGATGACAGAAATCCTGTCGTTGTGCCAAAAGAGTTATGGGAGTTGGCAACGAAATGAATGAATTAAAAGATTTTGGTTATGTGGTTATGTGGTCAATTGTTGCAATTGGATTTGTAGCAATTGTTATACACCATATAAGAGAAAATGCTTTCCAGAGTGGTTATTGGAAAGGTAGAGCTGATGGTTGGAAACTCGGCAATAAGCAGCGTGATTATGCCAAAAACAACTGATCAGGTATTGAATGAAGTCATCGATACGATCCATCAGCGCGGAGGCATTTATGGACATCCATACATTAACCATAAGCGAATTGCAGATCTATGGTCTGCTTATCTCGACTTCCCAATCATGCCTCATCAAGCGGCGTTATGTATGGCACTCATTAAGGTTTCTCGGCTTACTGAAACTCCAACCCATGACGACAGTATTAAAGATCTCATCGCATACGGAGCACTCTATAAAACTATATTGGATGCCGAAACAGATGCAGATTTTGGATGGGAGGAATAATGTTTAATTTAGCTGATTATGAGGATGTGGCTACTCTTAACAAATGGTTTATATCTAATTTTCCGTCTGGTCGATCTGACATATCAGTAGTCAGCCATGATGCAGAAAAGGGATATATCTTGGTTCAAGCAACTCTTTGGCGCGATAGCAAGGATGAACAACCAGCAGTATCAAACCTTGCTTTTGGATCAAGAGATTTATACATCCAAAATATGAGGAAATTTTATGTCGAGGATACGGCAACTTCAGCTCTCGGGAGGGCAATAATCCTATTGAAAGGATCTGACAAAACAGCAACTAAAGATGACATGAGAAAGGTTAGTGATGAACCAGTTAAAAACATTTATGGCAAAAGTGGCAATTCGCAAGTTATTGAGTTGGCACTCCGAAAGTCATTTACAGATGATCCTAAGCCATCAAGCGAACCAACAGCATGGTCAGTCGGAGATGTGGCAGAAGCCTTATCGAGCAAACCTAAACAGCAAGAATGCTCACATGGCTTAATGATTTTAAAACAAGGAACTGCCAAAACTGGTCGTCCATTTTATGGATATGTTTGTTCAGCTGCAAAACCTGAACAATGTGATGCAGTCTGGGCAAAAGTTGCTGCCAATGGTCAATTCTTTTTTGAAGGAGGTGAATAAATGGGTGAATTACAAATCATCGATGGCTCTGGACTTATGGCTACCTTTAACGATCAAGGAGTTACAGTAGAGCCAACGACAATTAAATGTGATGCTTGCAACGATGACAGATTACTTCATGAGGGCGATCTGCTGCGTTGTTATGTATGCCACACAATCAATCGGATACCTTAAGTGCCAAACTACGAATACGAATGTGATGGTGAGGGATTGACGATTATATTGGAATTACCAATGGATCACGAAATCCCTTATTGTCAAGTATGTCGCGCACCTTTGAGGCGTGTCTTTTCAGCTGTTCCAGCAATCTTTAAAGGTAGCGGATGGGCTGGTAAGAAATGAAGTTTAAATGTAATGGCTGCTTAAGGGAAACTGAGTTTATCTATTTAGATAAATATCCGTCAGCTGAGGGTTTTAGAGTTTATATGTGCAAGGATTGTTGTTGCGTAGGAGTTAAGAATACAGCTGAGGAATTGCCTATGGCTGAGAATGTTCAGCGTTGTATCAAATGCGGATCTTGGCAATACATCGGCAAAGACTGTCATACTTGTCTTTTAGTGAGGAGTAAATGATGGGTGAGAATGATATTGATTGGGAATGGCAAAATGCTTTGCGTGAGGAATGGTTGGCTAATAATCCAGATGCAGAATATAAAGGTTGGGTGTCGATATGAATGTTGGTCAATGTGAAGGATGCAAGAATTTAACTTTATTAATTGATGGGGTCGTATGTGCAACATGCGATAAAACTTACGCTGACACGCCGTCAGATTTGGAGTGATGTGATACCCTTAAACGCAAATTCGCTTTCAGAGCGAAAGGGCGATCTGCGAAGCAGAAAGATCGCAAGGTTTGGTTTGGTGATATCTCTATCCATATCCTTGAATGTAGGATTGTTAAAAGATTATTCCGTTGCAGCTGATAACTCAATACCTAATCTAAAGCTCTTTGCTTATAAGGCATTTAAAACATGGGATCAATTTGAATGTTATAACTACCTAATCATCAAAGAAAGTAAATGGGATTATAAAGCCAGAAATGGTAGTCATTATGGGTTAGGTCAAATGCGTAATCCAATGGTCTTAACACTTACTCCAAAGGGTCAAATTACAATGCACATGAGATACATAGCTCATAGATACGGACTTGTTAATGATGAACCTAATGCTTGTAAAGCAGCTGAACACTTTGATCTTAAAGGCTGGCATTAATTGAGTAGATCAGCTTTAAGAGATACTGGATCTACTAGACAATGGACTAAGATCCGCGCTCGCATACTTCGTAGGGATGGTCATATATGCCAATATTGTGGGCAGGAAGCCGATACTGTTGATCATGTGATCCCGCGTAGGCTAGGTGGTTTAGATACTGAGGACAACCTTGTTTCAAGCTGCTCCAGATGTAATTATTCTAAAGGCGGGCGTTTTTTTGTGCGGCAAAGGACACCACCGACC